TCAAAGAATGAGTTGCTCCATCAACCTGCAAACTTGATTGCATTGTGTGGCTCGGGAACTACTGGATGTCATGGCTGGGTTGAATCTCATCGTGATAAAGCGCGTGAGTTGGGTTATTTGATTATGAAAGTTGAATCCGCCCAAGACATACCATTTCGGGACAATTCAGGCAAATGGTGGAAAATAGACAATTTAGGACAAAAAGAGCAATTTGACATTCGGGAAGAAGGCTCTGATGCTTAACCCATGTATTGCTTATGTTATGCCGAAGAAGCCGAACAGGTCATTTACCGACTTGAGTTCAACCAGCGTCCTTGGACGACCAACGCTGAACGCGCTGGGAACAGATGGGAAAGGGCAACACTCACGAAAGAGTGGAGACTCGGTTTTCAACTTTTGGCTAAAAGTGAGAGGATACCTCCTATGGCATGGATGAGTGTCACAGTTGAACCTCATCAGAAAGGTGGTCGCCTCCAAGATGTAGGGGCATGTAATCCATCCGTCAAGGCAGCAATTGATGGAATCGTGGATGCAGGAGTTTTACCTGACGATTCTTCACAGTATGTGAAATCGTTAATTTATTTACCACCAAAGAATGATAAAAATTCATTGGTTCTTTACATACGAGGGGTAGAAAAAGAGAGGAAGTTTAGATGAACACAGAATTTTTTTGGACAGCAGTTGCACTTGCTTTTGCAGGTTTAATTATTCTGCCGTTTTATCTAGCGATGCTCATTGCCTACGATAAATCAAAATCAAAAACAACATTAGAGTTTTTGGCAACAGCCAATCACATTGAAAAGAAAGTTAAATTCGATGAAGCAGTCGAACGCCTGTTCGAAGAGGGAGTAACAGAATGACAACAGTAATGGAAGCAACGGAGTTAGACGGTAAGGGTCTTGACGAGGTGAAGATTTTGACTGATGCTATTCGTACTCATCAATCACAGATTCAAGATTTAGGTAAACGACGCAAGCAGTTGATTCTTCGCCTCCGTAAACAGCGCATCACCTATCGTGAGATTGCTGACGCAATGGGAGTATCAGAGCAGTTGATTTACAAAATCATCAAGGATGATATTGACCGAACACCAAAATATGATGAAAACGGAAAGATAATTCGTTACCGAGGGCGACCAGCAAAACCAGTTGCCTAATGAAGTTTATCGAACTTTTTGCTGGTATTGGAGCCTTTCGCTTAGGACTTGAAAACACAGGTCATGAGTGCGTATGGGCTAACGAATGGTTAGAGAGACCGAGGAAAATCTATGCCCGAAATTTCGGAGAACAACCCGACGGAAGAGACATTCGAACTATTTCCGCTGGAGACATTCCAAACGCAGACCTCCTTGTTGGAGGATTTCCTTGTGCCACTTTTAGCATTGCAGGTAAACGAACGGGATTCTCTTTGGAGGACACAAGAGGCACTCTTGCTTTTGAAATGTTTCGACTCGCTCGAGATAAAGGAATACCGTACCTTCTCTTTGAAAATGTCAAAGGACTCCTTAACCACGACGGAGGAAGAACCTTCGGAATCATCTTGGAAGTCTTGGATGGGATGGGGTATGACTGTCAATGGGAGTTGCTTGACAGCCAAAATTTCGGAGTCCCACAGCATCGAGAAAGGATTTTCCTTATCGGACATCTTAGAGGAGAACCCCGACCAAAAGTATTTCCTATCGGAATCACAGGTAGAGAGAATGATGAGCCGTACCAAGGCAAACAAGGAAGAAGGCAGGGGCTTTTCTCCGACATTTCTCCAACGCTCGATGCCCATTATTACAAAGGGGGAGCATCTCGACCTTATGTGATGGATGATGTACCTGAGTTCGAAGTGGCTCAATGGCGTCGCGGTTATTTCCGTCCATATAAGTCACAGGGAGTCCCGACTCTTACAGCCAATATGGGTACAGGCGGACATAATGTTCCGTTCGTGAAACCTATTATGGATGTTGCTCGGTTCAACAAGAGTCCAAACGGGCGCATGATTAAAGACGATAACGACCCAATGTACACAGTCACCGCTCAAGATAGGCACGGAGTTGTTATTGGAGATGAAGAATCAGTTTCAATAAGAAAACTCACACCTCTTGAGTGTGAAAGATTGCAAGGTTTCCCCGATGGATGGACAGAGTTCTACGACGATGGAAAGAAGGTTTCAGATGCCGAAAGATACGAGCGATGCGGACGAACAATCAGCATCCCAGTTGTGGAAGCGATTGGAAGAAAACTTCATGAGTTCTACTGAGCCATTTTCTTTTGAGACAATAGATAACTTTGATGACCACATTGCTAAGTCAATACCCAACTACCATTTATTAGCCGATGCTATTCGTGACCTTTCAACTTTCTTTGTTAAGGAAGATTACTCAGTTGTTGATTTAGGTTGCTCAACAGGGGCGCTCCTTGAAAGCATACCTTTCACGGGTGACAAATTAGGCATTGACATCTCAAGCAATCTTCTACCTGAGAGCCATGACAATGTTCAGTTCGTCCGTAAAGATTTACGCTCGTTTCGTAACTTTGGCAAGACGCCATCCTTGATTCTTTCAATCTTTACCTTGCAGTTCATTCCAGTCGGGGATAGACAAGCAATCTTAGATTTAGTCTATGAAGAGTTGGCTGAGGGTGGGGCTTTCGTATGGGCGGAGAAATGCTATGAAGAGGACGGTGAGTTAGAGCATGTGTTCAATTTTGCCTACTATGACTTCAAGGGCAAGCATTTTAGTGCCAATGAGATAATCAGCAAAGAACGAGATTTACGCCCATTGATGAAAACTAAGACAGCCGAACAAAACATTGCTATGGCAGTTGAAGCAGGTTTTGATAAAGGCGCTTGTTTTTGGAAGTTCTTCAATTTTGAGGCATGGTTGTTTATTAAATGAAAGCCAACATTAAGGTAGGTCAAGTTGCGTCAGTTCCGATTAACTCGCTTGAGGCGTACCCGACCAATCCCCGTCGTGGAGACATCGACGCAATTGCACTCTCACTTAAAGCGCACGGGCAATACCGCCCTATCGTCGTCCAGTACGGTACGAATTTTATCCTTGCTGGTAATCACACCTACAAAGCGGCGAAGAAACTCGGCTGGAAGAAAATTAAGATTACTTATATTGAAGTTGATGAGCAGACTGCTAAAAAAATTGTCCTAGCCGATAATCGCCTAACTGACCTTGCAGGATATAACGAGCCACTTCTCAAAAGCCTTCTTCAAGCATTGCCTGAGTTGGATGGCACAGGATTTACTGCATCTGAGGTAGAAATCTTGGACAGGCTAACAAACGGTGAAGAGAAGAGTTCGATTGCTTCTAAGCCTTTACCTAACGACCCTGAAGTAAAGATTAGCGCTTGGAAGTTTACAATTGAGATGGAGGCTTACAAGGCTTGGAAAGAGCAGTTATACAGCGAGGCACCGACAAAACAAAAAGCCATCAAGATAATCAAGGAGCGCTTGGGATTACCTGAGCATAAACCAGTTGAGCCTGAGCCTAACGGAGAGCGAAGCGAGAGTACGGCTGAAGATGTTGAGACTGTTGCAATCAACGAGGTTAAAGTTCACCCTCTCAACCCGCGTGAGGGCGATATAGGGGCAATCATCGACTCATTGACATACATGGGTCAGTATCGCCCCATCGTGGCTAACAAGCGCACCAAGCATATTCTTTCAGGGAACCACACCTATCAAGGAGCAGTTCAATTGGGCTGGGAAAAGATAGCCGTCCATTGGATTGATGTTGATGATGTCGAAGAGATTAAGATTCTGATTGTGGATAACAGAACGAGCGATTTGGCAACCTATGACCCGTCTGAGTTGAATAAACTTCTTACCTCGACCTCATTCAAGGGAACAGGGTTTACACCTGAAGAGGTTGCTGAGATTCTCGCAGGAGGAAAATCAAAGCCGGGGCATATTCCTGTGGGTCGAACAACTGTTCGAGTGGGCGAACACTCTATGAGAGTTCACACCGAGGATTTGAATGAATGGGCAAACGCTATCTATAACTGGAAAGACATCGCGCAGTTGCTAGGTCTACCACTTGAAGCATGTTCGGTAGAGGTAGAATAAACCCATGGAGAAAAAGATAGGCAAGCATTGGTTTGTTTGGGGACGCACAGGCGGAGTTGCTATTGGTTTTACTATCTCAAAATACAACTGGTATCTTGAATTAGGATTTTGGTACATAGGGATGGAATTTTAATGGCAACCGCAGTTGAAAAGAAGAAACCAACAACAAAGCCAAAGAGCAATGCTGGACGCAAGACAGCCCTTCTTGATGTCACGAAGGAACAAACCCTTCTTGATTACATCAGAATTGGAACACCTGTTCGAAAGGCAGTCACCGCTTCAGGGATAGCAGAAAAGACTTTCTATAACTGGATGAGTCGAGGAATGGCAGAGCGCGAGCGCCTATCTTTATCAATGACCGCAAAATCTAATCCAACCGAAGTTGTATTTCTGCAATTTTTACAGCGAGTCGAGCAAGCAAGAGCAGAGGCAATTACTAAAAAGGTTGCAGTTATTGCGAAGAGCGGTAACGATGGAGATTGGAGAGCAGCGGCGTGGTGGTTAGAGCGTCAAGTTCCCGAGGAGTTTGGCAAAACAGAGAAGTTAGAAATTGGTGGAAGCAATGGCGAGCCGATTAGAATTCAGGTTGAGATGGGCGAGTTAGAAAACAAGATTGCCAAAGTATTAGCGATTCGTAAGAGGTAAACAATGGGTGAACGGCTCGTAGACCTCGTTCTCAATGCCACACCTGAAGAGCGAACAAAGATTTATCTCTCACTTACAGATGATGAGAAGTACGCGCTATCGGTCATCCTTGATGCTGAGTTAGAAAACCCATGGGCAAGATGGGAAAACGACCCCATTGGATTTATTGAAGAGGGTCTAGGCGAATCGTTATGGTCGAAGCAACGAGACATTCTTGAGTCGATTCGAGATAACAAAAGAACCGTAGTCCCAGCATGTCACGCTCCGGGCAAATCCCACCTAGCCTCAAGAGCCGTTGCATGGTGGATTGCAGTTCATCCGCCGGGAACAGCGATAGCGATTACAACAGCATCAACTTTCAAGCAAGTTCGAAACATCATGTGGGCGCAAATTAGAAAAGTTCACATGCACCATGAATTGCCCGGAGAGATTTTAACTACTGAGTGGAAGATGGATGGCACGGTAGTTGCCTATGGATTCCGCCCCGCCGATAACAACGAAGCCGCGGTGCAGGGTATTCACGCACCTCACCTTTTGATTGTGGTCGATGAGGCTGGAGGTATCTCCGACAAGATTGGTGGCGCACTCGAGGCGCTTATGACAGGTGGACACACGCGCCTTCTCGTCTTGGGAAACCCGCCTACAGACCAAGAGCAATCATGGTTCGAAAGAATCTGTGCGAGTCCGCTCTATAACATTTTACCCATTAGCGCTTTTGAGACACCAAACTTCACAGGTGAGGCGACTGGTCAATGTCGCTCATGTCCATCACATATTGAGGCTCATGAGGTTGCAACCCATCTAGTAGACCAAACTTGGGTCGATGATGTTATGAGCGAATTCGGAGAAGATTCTCCATTCGTTGAAGCCCGTGTTCATGCACGATTCCCACAAACGGGAACAGGCAAGGTGATTCCCTACCATTGGGCAGAGTTGGCTACACAAAACGAAGAGCAAGTTGAAAGCGCCGTTATCCGATTGGGTGTGGATATTGCATCCGATGGTGGAGATGAATTCGTTATTGCTAAGGCAGATGGTTATGTCGCCTCGATTATTCATCGCAGTTCAGGCAAGGTCAATGCAAACGCTGTAGATGTCGCGGGCGTGGTCATTGCCGAAGTTGAGAAGGCGGTTGCTATCCATAAAGACAGAGGCTTATCTGATTTAGTTCGCGTCAAGATTGACACGATTGGAGTTGGCTGGGGCGTTGTATCGCTTTTAGATAGATGGGTAAAAGAGCGAGGATTGAGAGCGGTGATTATTGGAGTCAATGTAGCCGAGAAGCCTAAAGACCAAACTAAGTTTAAGAATCAAAGAGCCGAGATGTGGTGGAACGCTCGTACCTTGCTACAGCCTCGAGATGACAAACAAGAATTGCGCCTTGATGTTGATAGACAAGTTTTGGCACAGTTGGCAGGACCAACCTATAAATCTGATTCTTCAGGTCGCATACAGATTGAAGCCAAGGCTGATATGAAACGGCGTGGAGTTCACAGCCCTGACCGTGCTGAAGCAATTCTTTTAGCCGTGTACGAAAACAAAAACATTATTCCTATCATGGCACCTATCTCGATTGGACAGACTAATCCTTGGACAATTTAGTTTGTAAACTTTTCCATCTTTGGATTATCAAGATACCTTTTTCAAGCCCATACTTGTTATACAAAATCTGACATTGCCTCAAAGTTAAACCTGTGTGTGGATGAGATGACGAGAGAATCCCCTTGCCAAACTCATCCACTAGGTCATCTAGTATCTCGTCGCTCACGAAAAGACACTTTCAGGCTGGATGTCAAAGACTGTTTCATAAAGCAGTTGCCCGCTTTGCCAGTCAATCCATCGACCATCTGAAGAAACCTCGACCTTATCGCCGAGTTCTTTCTTGAGCAGAATCAAGGACGCCGTTACCACGGCATCGTAAGGCTTTTGTGCAGTCTTGCAGAAATTGAATTCCTTATCGCCTACCTGAATCACAAAAGTTTCGTGAGCATCTCGTCCCGCCCCATTGAAAGCGATTGCGCCGTCAGTTGATTCGTTAGAAATTGAAATTCCTGCTTCGTTGGCAGTCTCAATGATTGCCTTGATTCCCTCTTGGAGTTTGGCAAACGCATCCGCGCTGATTGGCTCCTTTAGTGTCCAGTAATGTGTGTATCCCATTTATGCACTCTCCCTTTTTCCTAGTTCTTCCGTGATTTCTTCTATCCTCTTTAGATATTTTTGGCGCTTTTCTTCAGTTGTATTCCAGTTGGTCAGCCTTTGATAATAAATACCAAGACTTTGCTGGAGTGTCTGTGTGCTGATTCCTTCCATTATCCAACCTCTCTTCCGATAAGAGCGTCCCAGTTCTTTTTTTGAGCAACTTCGACGCACTTCATGCGCCATTCGTGAACGGTGTCTGAGAAGGTGGTGCTTAATGAATTGATGAATGAGATTGGAGCCTCGAAGTACATAGGTCCTTCCTCTTCAGGAATGTATTTGATAAAGATGGTTCCGTTTCTGCGCTTGGTCAAAACTACCATCGCGCTGACATAACCTGAGTTAATTCGTTTTAGGGCAATGTAGAAAGCCTTTTGACCAAACTCGGTCTTGCCTTCGACAATTGTGCCAACCTCATAGATATGACCCAATAAACGCTTTGCGTCATATTCAACGAACTTTTTAGTTGTGATGTTTGAACCTACCGCAGTTGAAATCCACCCCATTAGTTGCTCACCCCTACCCCGAATTCCGCATTGACAGCCTGTTGAGTTGCTCTTTTGATTTCTCCAACAGCCCACTCAAAGTTATTTTTGTGACCAATGTTTTCTACATGAACACCAGTTGTTTTTGTGCCGTAGTAGATTTCGTAGTAGCCGTAGCCCTCTACTTTGTAAAGCCTGTACTGACCAATCTTCTTGACTGCTTTCTGAGCCATTTTATTCCCCTCTCTGAGAACAAGACCAGTATATCATAACTGGGGTTGGTTATCGACCTTTTCAACAATGATTTCTTTAATTTTGTCAGTTTCTTCTTTCGAGATTCCAACGCCAATCACAACTATTTTGTCTGACCAGTTACTCACTTTGCCACCTCACACTCAGGATTTTGTTCCAAGATGATGTCTCGGACAAACTCTCTATCGACGCTATCGCCACCACCCCAAGTTATTTTCTGACCCCATTGGATAACGCCAACATAAGTTTTGATGGCTTCTGTAATCTTTTTTGTTGTGACACCCTTGATTGGGAAAACACCAGTTACAGGGTTGTAGAAACTATCTACATATTCAACGAAATCTAATATCTCGTTGTTCTCTATTTTCTGAGCCATGTCATTTCCTCTCTCGACCTTGTACACTAAGTATAACACAACGGGGGTTAATAATCATCCCCAAAGAAGGATATTTCTAAAGTATTTTTGTACCTCACAATTCGAACATTTGTTCGCCTGATACCCTTGGCTTATGTCTCTTACACCAGCAGTCTCCGCTCTATTGAAGGCTTCATGCCCAACAGCAACTCAGGATGTAAGGACTAATCTTAAAAATCGTAAGAAAGCCATCAACGACGCCTCCTACGGTCCTCTCAACCCTTCAGAGGCGAACACCGAGTATTGGAACAAGATTGCCGAGGAATGGTCTGTATCGCCCGCTGAAGCCAAAAAGCAACGCTGTGGCAATTGCGCCGCGTTCATTCAGACCTCAGAAATGAAAGAATGTATTACAGGCGGATTAGCCGTTGGAGATACAAAGGCAGATGCCTATGCAATTGATGCAGCGGGCGACCTTGGATATTGCGAAGCGTTTGATTTCAAATGTGCATCACGGCGCACTTGCCGAGCATGGATTGTTGGCGGTCCAATCACCGATAAAAACTCTAAAAAAGTAAAGGACTAATTATGGGAATTCTTGTTAATGGTGGTAATTCAAAGCCAGTAAACCTCAGCGGTTATTCAATGAATAAGGCTCTTACGAATTCACAGCCTCTCATAAATGCTCTCAAAGGTTTAATTTCGGATAATGTGACCGTTTACTTCCGCGCACACGGATACCATTGGAATGTCCAAGGACAAGATTTTACTGAATACCATATTTTATTTGGCGAAATCTACGAGGACCTTTATCACGCAGTAGACCCAACAGCAGAAAATATCCGCGTTTTGGGAGATTTTGCTCCATATCGTTTGCAAGATTTCATGCAACTTCGTAGTGTTATGGATTCGCCAGTTCCAGCGGCAACCCCAATTGCTATGGCTCTTGATTTGCTTCGTGGCATTGATGACCTACTAACAGTCACCAATAAAAGTGTTGCAATCGCAACCCAGTTAAACGAACAAGGAGTATTAAACTTCTTGGTAGGGCGAGTAGAAATGTTGCAAAAATGGAAATGGCAATTGACAGCCTCGCTTCAGTAGCACAATCTTTTTCGGCACTAGACCGATGTGACCGATGCCCTGCTACGGCTAAAGTCCGAGCAACATTCCTATCAGGCGAATTACATTTTTGTGGACATCATGCAAAAAACCTCAAGGACTCTCTGACATTGAAAGCCCTTGAGGTTTATGACCCCGAAGCATTATTTAGTTTATAGCGCGTCGAGAAATGTGCTGATAGTTGCTGATAGAACTATAAGTACGGTAGAAACAATTCCTGCAAGTCCCCACAAATAACGCAATTCAGGAAACTTTGCTGGCTCTCTTTGTGGCACGATGACCTTTGGTTGCATAATGTCTGCAAACTTCTTATCTACATCTTGCTGATTTTCCATGTGTTCCTCTCTTGTTGTACGGTTATACAACTGGAGTTAGGATACAGGAATTATTCCTTAATTACAATATGAAATGGTGGAGCAGTATCGGCGTTATATTCGCAAGCAATCTCAAGAGCCTTGGTAGCCCACTTACGCCCCTCGGCTCGAGTTACCGCATCTCCACTAAGACAAGCCAAGGCACCAAGAGCAATAGCGCCACCTGAGCCAAGTCCGTAAATACCGCGAGCATCTTGTACCCATGAGTAATCAGAACCGACTTCATAAATCTTTCCGTTGTAGATAATAAGAAATTCAGATTCATGACTTGATTGCCCTTCTGTAGTTTTTTCGTAGCCCGCATCGGCAAAAGCCTTACGCATCGCTGGTATGAGAAAGCCCGTCAAAAAATGGGCATCATCTTTTGCAATATAAGTTTTGGGAAGTTTGAGTTGTGATTGCAAAATGTTTATTGCTCGTAAATCTCCCGCACATGCAATGGTAAAAGTTTCGTGTTCAATAATTTTTGAATGACCTTTTGCCAATCGATAAATTGTTGAATCATCTGCAATGCGAGTATCGGCACCCAAGAGCGCCCAGTTTCTTCCTTGGATACCGACGAGAGTTGTCATGCCCGCTAGTCTACAAGTCGGGAATAACTACCTCGGTTTGAACCGCCGTAAGTGCAAGCATCGCATTGCGCCAAACCTCGGGAGTTCCCGTGTCAGGCAAGTAACCGCCCGCCCCGCCTAAAAGGATGGGCATGTCATGGAATTGCTCTCTAACGGCTCGGAGTGACCTCCAATAGCCCGCTGATGTGTAATTGAGTTCGCTCAATGGGTCATCTTTGAGACCATCTGCCCCACATGCTACAAAAATCATCGTAGGCTCGAATTCAGCGCAAGCCTCAAAGAAAGATTCAGTCGCAGTCATCAAATCCTCATCATTTGAATCACGGGTAAGAGGAAAGTTATAGGCGCGGTTTTTGTAATCAGAGATTAGACCCGTGCCAGGAAAGATTCCGTATTGGTGAACCGAGAATGTCATGACATTTTTATTAGCCTTGAGCAACATCTCGGTACCGTCGCCATGGTGTGCATCAATATCAAAGATTGCTACGCGCTCTCCTAATTCAGTTGCCTTAGTCGCGGCGATAGCAAAATCTGCAAAAATACAAAACCCGCTGGAGTAATCGCGCATGGCATGATGCTTGGCACCTGCCAAGTTGATAGCAAGCAAAGTTTTCTTATCAAGCAAAGCATCAAGAGCGGTCAATGTCCCGCCGACAAACAACTTTGCTAATTCGCCAAGGTCATGACGCTGACCATCCCATTCATCTGATTTACCTCTGACAGTTACATCATGAACATACATAGGGTCATGGACAAGTAGAAGGTCATCGGTGTGTGGCATCTCGGGATGAATTTCATCTACATTGAGATGGCGCTTTTGTGCTTCCAACATAATCTGATTTCGACCATGAAGAAATCGTCGTCCCTGTGTAGGGTGCGACTTATCGAATATCCAGTTCGCGTATTCAGGCGAGTGAACAAGAATTGCGTGTTCCATCAATCTTCATACCTCTCACTCATTGGATAAAGATAACCGCCCATGGCGACATCCATTCCAGTCTTAATGACGATGCCCTCGGATGAGAGTTCGACTTTGGCTTCAGGCATAAATTGAATAATCCATGCTTGCAAATCTTCTTTCGTTTCTACTTCAGCAATGTCCATTTCCCATCCTCTCTATTATTAACCCCAGTTTATCTTATTTCTTTTGATAAGGACAATTGGCGATTAGTTGAGCAAGAAGATAATTACGACTTCCTCGCAATCCCATTGATAGTTTCGAGCCGTCACCAATCCATTCTTTGTAGAGATTCTCAAAATCTACTGTGTTTGGCGCTGGATGATAGACAAGACACTTGCAGGGAGATTGATTCATTCTCCTAGCGTTATCTTTTTGCTTCTCCAATTGTGATTCAGAATTGTTCCAGTTACTCATACCGCGACCTCCGATTTCATTTTCTTCCAGCGCTTATATTCAGTTGA